ATTCTTACGAGCCATTGAAATAAACATTTTTTTGAATTTTCTATGGGAATCCGACTTACGAAGCCAACCGAATACGGAACCAACAGCAAATGCTTGAAAATTAACTAATTTCATCTGTTTTCCGTTGTCTGGATTCTTTAATGATGAAATAAAGGCAATTACCTTTTCAGATTCACGAATATCCCAATAATATGGAAAATTTTTATCGTTTTTCGACTTTTCTAGGTCTTTTAAGTGCCTATTACATGCCCAAATTACCTTTTTAGGAGCAAGAATCTTACCAGAAACAACAGCTTTAGCATATTCAGTTACTTGGTCTTTCATCTATCTACTCTCCAAACTTTGCATATGGATCATCTTCAATCTCATCTTTAGGTTCTGGTTTAACTAATTTCATACGAGAATCTAAAGTCATACCTAATGAAGAAGCATTAGCTCTGATCTCTTTCTGCATATCTAGCATTACATTCACTGCTGGATTCTTTTTTCCATCAATTAAAACTCCATTTTCTTCAACAGCTTTTATTGCTTTCTTTAAAGTTGAAACTGCTATACAATAATCGATAAGAACTTGACGATCTAATGCAGTAATACTTAACTTTTTAAGCATTGGAGCTACTCTTCGATACTCTTTTTGAGCTTCTGAATCAATCCATGATGGTGGAGATAGAGTTAATGTGCTAAAATCACTTGCAGCTTTTTCTTCTAACTCTCTTTGTGCGATTTCATCTTTAGTTTTATGTGAATTAAAATTTGTTGAGTGCATTCTAGGTCTTCCAGCCACCTAACCACCTCCTTTTGTAAATAAATATTGTGTAAAGCCCTTGAAAAAGGGCTTTTTGTTACGCCGTTATGCCGAAAAAGTCTCATTTATGGAATTTTGCAAAAAGAAAACTCCGGGACGGTATGGAAGAAATGTTGATATACCGGCCCCTATCGACTATGGGGTACCCTTGTTCGGTGGGTAATAAATTTATAGCCCTTTGAACTTGTAACGGTTTATAACGGTGGGTAATAACCAAGCTTGTGAATTTTTTCGTGGCATGGTTTACATAAAGCTTGTAAGTTGTTGTAATCTAATCTATATGAATAGTTGTTATATACATCTTTTATATGATGAACATCAGTAGATAAACTATATATATTATTTTTTAAACATTTTTCACACAATGGATTCCGTGAAAGTTTTAAGCTTCTTAATTCCTTCCAAGCCTTAGACTGATAGAACTTTCTATATTCTTTTGTCGCTTCCCTGTTCATCCTTATATGGTCGTATTGTCTAGAATAGTAATTAATATGTTTCTTACAATACTTATATTTGATGCTTATTAAAGCATTACAACCGCTTTTATTGCATTTGTGTAGTATCATATATAAACACCCTTAAACCGTTTAAAACGCTTCTTATAGCCTTATAAGGCTATTGCCCTTTTAAGGTATATAAGAATAGTACTATATATAAAAGGTTTAAAAGTACTAAAAAAGTACCAACTTAAAAAGGTTAAAATGGTCGCATGATGGTTATATTTAAATAGATATAAATATAACTACACACATATATAAGATTGTTGAATCTTAAACAGTTGGAAGAATTCAATTAGAAAAATAAACATAAAAAAATAGACCACTAGCACAATTTAAAAAGTCTAGTAGTCTATATAGTTATACACATATAAGGCAGTCAAAGGCTCAAAGCTTGACGCCTTAAAAAGAAAAATGATAACATAATAAAAAGGGCTAAGCCTTTAAGCCTAGCCCCTTTAAAATGTATTACTTAGTCATTTTATAAATTACTAATAGCTGAGTAATTATAATCAGTAATTTAATAACAATGTCTAAGCAATCTTTTATAACGGCTATTCTATAGCCGTTTTTATTTTTGCTTTTTTTCTTTGCCATTGTCTTACTCCTTTCTAGTAAGGTTGTTCCTTAACCTTACATTACTATATTATAACATAGTAATTATAAAGTCAATATAAAAACAATAAAAAAAGCGCTATTTTTTGCGCTTTTCTGAAGAAACTATATAACCAAATAAAGAAACCAATAAAGCTATTATAATTATATCCATTGTTTAACTCCTTTTAATTTAATGCAATTGTTGCGCCGTCGCTTTTGCCGTTTTTGTCAATGTTTGCGCCTATATCAGTAAGTACTTTTTTCTTAGTATTAACTTCTATAATTATTTGACCGTCGTTATATTTTTTATATTTTATTTTAGTGTCTTTGTCAATTTTA